TCCCGGTTTTTATTGAGAATGCCCCCGCCCGAATCCCCGGAAATGACATAGGTTGAAAACTCCGTCATGTCCGAAGACAAGGATGAAACTTGGGCGGTCCAATGTCGCAACGTGTCTTCCGGTCCGCCAAACGTTACGAATTCAACAACGTCCCCCGGACGCGGACTTGTTGTTGCCAACTTCAAGGCTTGGACGTTTGGGTTGTCAACAAAGATGAAGGCAACATCATTGCCAAACTTGTCAACGGTCCAACGCCCGGTTTTCTTGGTTCCGTCTTTCCAACGGACGGACGCTTCGCCAACGCCCAACCCATGGGCACAAGTTATGACGCCCCGGATGCCATTGAATTCAATCAACGTTCCGGACGTTCCGCCAATGGACCCGTCATTCATCCGACATTGAATCATGCAAGCGGCGGAATGATGTTGGGCTTGCGGGGACCAATTCCAAGTTTGGGCTTGGGCTTGTTGCATCAACCCCGCTTCCCCGGCGGGGGCAAACAACGTTGCCAAGATGATTGTTGCGATAATGCCAAAGGTCTTCATTTGCGTTTTCCCTTCCGTTTGGCGTTTGACGGTTGATTCTTCCTTTGCTTGATTGAAGGGCGTCTTGCGGCTTGGGTGTAAACACCCCCGGCGGCTGACGCGGTTTACTTGCTTCCCCCGGTCTTCTTCCCGGTTTCCGTTTTGGGGGCTGACGCGGGCGTCTTGGGCGGGACAAAGACTTTCCGGACAACCGGGTTGCCATCCTTGTCCGCTTCGCGGATTGCATCAACTTCCCCGCCTTCAAGGATGGCTTGCAAGTCAACCTTGTCAACAACAACCTTCCGGGCGTCCGGCAATGGCGTCAAGCCTTTCAAGTCCCCGCATGCCTTGCGGAAGGCGTTTGCGAAGGGATGGTCCGGGGCGGCTTCAACCGCTGCCCGCAAGTCCCCAAGCGTTACGTCAACCTTTTCATTGACATGGGCGTCCATGATGTTTGGGCGGATGATTGGGTCTTCCCCTTTCATCTTCTTCTTCAAGGCTTCAAGCTTTTCTTTTGACGGCATGGGTTGTCCCTTATTGGATGAAGTTGTTGTTGATGGTTGAAAACTGCCCCGCGTTTAAACGGTCAGTTGGGTTTACGGAACCTGATACCAAGCGGGGTCAATTTCCGTCCCGGCGGGTTCTTCAAAGTAAGCCAACGCCAACCGCATGTCATGTCCGCTGACGTCTTCAAGCGGTTGGTCCCATGGGAATTGTTCAACAAGGGCGGGAAGGGTCAAGCCTTCATTGCCGCTTGTGGAAATGTCCCCGTTCATAACCGCCCATTCTTCAATGGTCCCGGCAAAGAAGTTTGCCCGGATGGCGTCAAAGTTGGTGGCGTCCATCCCATGAATCATCCGGAATTCAACCGCAATGGATTGAATCAACGTTGCAAGGTTTTTGGTGAAGTTGTTTGCCCGCCGTTTCAATTCGGCAAGTCCCATGGACAAGTCCGGAATGGAAACGTCCCCGATTTCCGCAACTTCCGTCCAAACCGGAATGGCAACGGTCCCGGTGTTGCGGTAAAGCTTCATCTTGTGTCCGGTATTTGGTCCTGACATTTTCTTTTACTCCCAAAGGAAAGGGTTGGTTTTTATTAGGTGACAACGGCATTGAAGTAAGCGGTAAAGTAAGCTTCAAAGACATTGGCTTCCCGCATGCCCATGAATGAAAACGGGGTTCCGTCTTCGTCCTTCAACGCTTCGCTTCTTGACCAACTGAAATTGTCCGGGTCCGCGTTCCTTACGCTTTCCCGGACTTGTTCTTCCAATTCAACCAATTGGTCAATTTCGGTTTTGGTGGCAGTTGATTCCGGGTTGCCGTCAACAACCTTTTGAATCCCAACCATAACCGGGAAGACCTTCTTGCAAAGGTTGGACCGGCTTTGATTTTGTTCATCATCGGAAGACATGCCAACAATGTAAATCTTCCCGTTTGGATGGTCCGTTGCCAAACCTTCCAATGTTTCGCGTGGAACCCATGCCCGTTCAACGGACAACCCGGTCAAGACGTAACCCGCCATGTCCGCGTTGATTCGCGTTTCAATTGCTTCCGCAAGTGTAACAAGCATGGATGCCATTGTTTTAAACCGCTGCTATTTGGTCCGTATGGATTCGGAACCGCTTCTTGGTTGAAGTAACGTATTCATAAGGCGGGGTGTCCCCGCCAAGGGAAATGACGCGGTAACGTTCGGAAACTGCCCCGCCATCCAATTCCCATGTTTCATCTTCTTGGGCAAGAATGAAGCCTTCGGACAAGTAACCCTTGGCGTCATAAATGCTTTGCCCGTCCCCTTCGTTCATTTCATAATGGGCATCCGGTTGCGTTGTTGTAAAGTCCAAGACGTCATCATGGGCAACGTCTTCCCAAACCTTGAAGTCCCAAATTCCGCCGTCCATGTCCCGGATGGTTCCGGATTGAATCCCGTTTGACCTTGAACCGATATAAACCCCGTTGGTCCCGGTTTGATGGGCTGACCCAACCCCGCCTTGGGCAATGCCGTCCAACCATAAACGCAACGTTTGGCTTGAATGGTTCCAACTCATTTGGACCAAGTAATCCGTCCCGGTTGTTACACCCCCGGCATTGGTCCCAACTCTTTCATCCAATCCAAGTCCGTCAAGGACTCGGAACCGCAAGTACCCGGCGGAAGTAACGGATGCCGCCAAGCGTTCCCCTGACCTTGTAAAACCAAGGATGCAAGTTGTATCAACCAAGGAATCAAAACGGATGTTGAACGCAACGGAAAAGCTTTTGGTTGCCACCATGAACAAGTCCATAAAATCGGACGGCATGGAAACCTTGACCCCGTCCCCCGGACTTACGCCAAGGGTGTTGTCAAAGTTGATGCGGCTTGTTGCTTCTTCGTCAATGAGGTTGATTATGTCCCCAACCAACGGCAAGGTTTCCCCGCCAATTGAATAGTCTTTAACGTCAATGAAAAAGTCTTGGTAACGGACATGCGTTACGGCAACGCCCGGAATCAATTCTTCCGCGTTGGTCCTGCCAAGGGACGCGGCAATCTTCAATCCGGACTTCTTGCTTTCCCGTTCCAATTCAACGGAAACGGTGTTGATTTCTTTCATCCTTGGACCCAACAAGTCCAAGCGGGCGTTGACGTCATACGTTGTCATTACAATTCCGCCTTCTTGATTCCAAGGCGTAAAGCAATAATCGCCCCCGCTTCCATGACAAGCGGTATGCCTTCCGATGTTTCAACGTACCCAAGGAACATCCCGCCAAAGGCATAAGCCAACATGGCGGCGGCAACAATGTAAGTCTTCTTGCCGCTTAGGGGTTCCGGATTGGGGTTGCGTTGAATCATGGTTGGCGTTTCCGTTGGACGAAGGACGAAGCGTTTAAACGGTCCGATGGTTCCCGGCGGTCAGTTGACCAACCGATAAATGACCCGCGTTGATTGTTGCGGGATTGGAACCGGACTTGTTTCTTTCATCGGTCCGGGATTCATCCGGGCGGAACCGCCGGGGGCTTGCCATGGACCGCTTGGTTGGAAAATCCAATCTTGTTTGTATCGGACAACGCGGGCGTTCCAATTCCAAGGCATGACTTGGGCAAGCGGGGCATTGGTTGCCCGGACCCTTGGTTGCCATTGACCCGGCTGGAATTGCAGTTGCGGAACAATCCGGTAAAGACCGGCTTGGCATCCCGCCCCGCTGCAAGTTTCTTGGGCGTTGGTTCTTTCTGGAAGAAACATGACAAGGCAAAGCCCCGCCAATGCGATTGTCAAAAGACCTTTCATTTTGTGTCCCTTCTTCGTTTGGGTTGGGTTGAAGTATTGAAAGCGTTGTCCGGTCCCGCCCGCCGTCCCCCGGTTGAAGAAGGGACGGCGGGCGTTTGCGGCAACGAAGAAGACCGCGTCAATTAGACGTTGGGTTGGTCATTCAATTTGACAAGGACGAAGTCATCCGTGGCAACCGCGTCCTTGACGCAAATGCCAATCTTGTTGTCTTCGTTGATGCCCCCGTCCGGTTCCGCTTGCTTGTTGGTATCGTCCCAACTGACCTTGTCCCCGGCGGTAAAGGTGTCCGTGTTGTCTTTGGCAATCTTGTAAATGCCCGCAACGTCAATGGACCCTTTCCGTCCGTCCGGGATGGCAACGTTGGCAACGCCAACATAGTTGGTTGCAATCGGGATGATTTCCCCGGCGGCAACGTCCGCCCCGGAAGGCGTATGGTCAATTTGGACCTGACTGCCATGGTAGCAAATGGCTTCTTGGGCTTGATTGGATGCCATGGTTTGAATTCCTTATTGAAGGGTTGGTTTTTATTGTGAAACGGTTGACGAATGAAGAAGGCGGTTGAACGCGGCGGCTTATGCCCCGTTGTTCTTGACTGCCCCCTTGGGGTCGCCTTGACCAACGCCCCAATCATGGTAAGAACGCCATTGCATTCCAAGCTTGCTGAAATCAACTTCCGCCGATTCAATGACCGGGTTGGCTTCCCCGTTCAAGAATCCAATCAAGAACGCTGCCAAGACCGCCGGGTTGGCGAACATATACCAATGGTCAGACGTTTGATTGGAAAACGCGGAACCGTCCATTTGCAATGCGTTGGTGTTGTTCATCATTGCGGAAGTGTAAGGACGGAAGCTTCCCGCATGCGGGTTCCGGGCAACAACGCGGTTGTCCGAAGAATCCAAACGGGTTGCAACGGAAGTTTGTTGGAACAAGTCCGCCGCGTTGACGGTATCTTGGGTTCCAACAAGGATGCGGTCCGGGGACACAAGGATTGGACGCCCGTTGGCGTCAACTTGGTCTTGGAACGCGGTTGCGGACCCGGTCAGTCCTGCAATCGTCAAGTCAGAACCCGCCCCGGTCAAAAGGTTGCCGTTGCCAACGGAAAAGAATGACCCGGCATTTGCCAAAATCATTTCCATGACGGCGGATTCAATTGCCAAGGCGGCAAGACGTCCAAGGTTGCGGGGAATGCTTTCAAACGCGTCCAAGTCATCGTTGGTCATGTCTTGGCGGGTCAAGCCAAGAATCATGCCGTAGGTGTCCGCTTGGACGGTGTATTTGTCATCGGAAAACGTCCCGGCTTTCAATTCGCCGGTTGCCCCAACCTTTTCATAACCGCCGTCAACGTTCAAGCGGTAAAAGGAATGGACCTTGAAGTCAGACAACCGCTTCCGTCCGGTAACGCGGTCCCAAATGACTTCTTGTGCCATATAGGACGCCAACAAGCTTTTGTTGGCAACGTTTTCAAGGATGTTGGAAACGGCAAGCGTTGAAAAGCCATCCGCCGCTTTCAAGTCCCGGTCCGCATGCAAGAACGCCCGGACGTAATCCCGTCCCTTGCGGGACTTGGTCCAAGGGTTCCCCGTTGCGGCTTGGATGTTCATGTCCATCATCCAATGAAGGGAAACGTCCTTGTGTTGGTCGGACGCGTCAAGCGTCTTTTCATCGTACCAACTTTCAAGTCCGAATTCCCGCCCGCCAACCTTCTCATTGAACGGGACGCCAATGGAAGCGGCAATTGCAACTTCCAACGCCTTCGCGTTCAAGTCATTTTGTTTGACATGACCGGCGGGGGCATGCTGACCATGGGCAGGACGTTCCGCCCGGATGACTGCCAATTCAAATTGGTCCGGGGTCAAGCCTTCGCGGATTGCATGGGCTTGGGCGGCGGCAACGGTTGGAAACTCTTGGCTTCCAATCTTGACGTCCTTGACTTCCGCAAATTGGGAAGCGGTTGCGTTGATGGCGTTGACGCGTTCCGTTTCCGCCGCTTGGGCTTGGCGTTGGGCAGTAAGGTCAAGACCGCCATTGCCATTGGCGTTGACGTCCTTGGGCGGGTCTTGGGTTCCGCCGTCCTTGTTCTTGTTCTTGGCTTGGGCTTCCAACTTTTGGTTGGATTCCCATTGGGCTTTCAAAGCGTCCCGTTGGGAGTCCGTAAGCTTGTCAACTTCAAAGCCCATTGCCTTGACGAATTCTTCAAATTTCATGTTCCTTGACTCCAATGAAAGGACGTTTGTTGATGTTGAATTGGCGGCAACTTTGGCGGAAGTATTCCCGTCCGCCCCCAAGACCGTAACGGATAATTCCCGGATGCGGGTTTTCTTGGAAACAATCAACGGACCTTTGTAAGTCTTGCCGTTGACGGTTGCCTTGTCCCCCGCTTCCACAAAATACCCGTCTTCGATTTTCGCCCCAACGGAAGCTTGGAACGGAAAGCCTTTCCGGGCATCTTTGACAAAGCCTTCCGCAATGCCCATTGAAGATGAAACAACCCCGTCCGCAACAATGCGGTTGGCTTCAACGGTTTGGGACGTTGTATGCCCAATCCGTTTTGTTGTGTCATGGTCTGCAATGATTGGCGTCCGGGGCTTGTCAAACCTTGCCCCCGTCAAGTCAATGACAACGGGGTCCATGAATCCATTCAATTCCATGGGCGTTCCGGTGTTGGCAACAAGCTTGAAAGAAGCGGGGGCGTCTTCTTCCCCTTTCTTCGCGGCTTGTATTTCAACGGTCCCGTCCAATTCCAACAAGTCCGGGCATTCAACGCTTGCGTTGATGGATGCCCCAACAATGTCCTTGGACCGGCGGGTTGCCTTTGAAGTTGAAATGGTCATGGGTCTTGGTTCCTTATTCTTTTATTCTTGGAAAATGCAAAACGTTTTGTCAACTTCCCGTTTTGCTAGATATAGCAAACTTTCCGGATTCTTGGTTTTTATTCATCGGACCAAGCGGCGGGATGTTTAAACGTCCTATTCATTTCCCGCGTTTTCGCGTTCTTCCTTGGCGTCTTGGTCATCCGCTTCTTCCGGGTCTTGGGCGGGGTTTTCTTCCCCTTCCATGGGCGTCAATTCCTTGCGGAATTCTTCGTCTTCCAAGACTTCTTCCCGCCAATCTTCAACGTTGCGGTTGAAGCGGATTTCTTGGACGTCCCGGTCAGTAATGAACCGCTTGTCATGCAAGACCTTCAACGCGTTGGCAACCTTTGCGGGGTCCGTATGGTCCGGACTTATTTGGTCCCAACGCCAAGCATGCTTGGGGGTGTCAATTCGGAATTGCGGGTCCGTTGCAAGGAAGTTGTCCCCAAGGTAAGCGTCCATCCGGACCGCTTCCATCCACCATGACCAAAGAATCCGGTCAAGGACAACTTCATTGCAATCTTGCCGTTCAACTTCCTGCCCGCCGTTGTAAATGTTTTGGTCAACAACGGCGGAAGCCATGTTGGAATCTTTGGACGTTCCAACGGCAACGTTGTAAGTTGCCAACAACGGACGGACGATTTCCCGCAAGATGGAACCAACAAAGGAATCATATTGAATCCCGTCCGGGACGGATTCCAATTGCTTCATCTTGTAACCCCAAGGCATGGTTGTAATCATGCCCATTTCAATTGGGAAGACGTCAAAGGGGTCATCTTCAAGAAGGTTGCCTTGTCCGTCCGTCCAAGCGGTATTGGTTGGCGGACCTTCCGTTTCAAGGATGGCGGAAAAGTCCGCTGCAATTTCCTTGTGTCGAACAACCGCCAAAGTGTAACGCCTTAGCAACGCACACAAGGGAAGGGACGGGGTTGTTTCCGGAATGCCCCGCAACCATCCCCGGTCCTGACGGAACCAATGGACGCAAAACTTTTCATCAATCCAAGTCCCGTCCGTCCCGTCCCGGAAGAAGGACGTCAAGAAGGATGAACCCGGATGTTGTTTCAAAAGATGATAGGACAACGGTTGGTTGAAACCATCAAAGCGGATGCCGTCAATTTCATTGACGCCCGCCTTGGAAGTTGAATAAGCGTCCGTCAACGCTTCGCTTGAAACTTGGTCCGCTTCGTAAATGTTGAAGTCAAGTTGCAACGGATAACGCAACCGCCGATTGTTGAACGCAAAGGCAAACGCTTCCCCGTCCGTAATCTTCGCCATCCGCATCCGCCAAAGCTTTTGCCGCAACCGTATCTTGGCGGACCATTCTTGGAAGCGTTCTTCAATTGCCCGGCGGCGGTCTTTTGACAACCGCTTGTCCGTTATCTGCAACCGGGGACCGCGTCCAACAAAGTCATTGGCAATGGTCAACAACGTCCCTTTCAAGAAGGGATTGTTTTCAATGACTTCATAACGGGAACGGGAACGCAACTTCCGCCGGACGGTAAATGAATTGGCGGCATGGGGGTCAAGGTTGTCCGCGTTTGCCCAATGATTTTGGTTGCCGGTTGCAGTTTGGGCGGCATCATACTTTGCCCGCAATTGCCTTCTTAATTGCATGACTTCCCGGCGGGCAACATCCAACCGGGCGTTCATGGATGCGGACCGCAAGGGACGTCCATGGGCGTCAACAAGCGTTTGGGGGACAACGGGCGTTTGGAATCCCGGACCGCTGAAATTGGATAAGGCTTGAACCATGATGGTTGATTTCCTTTGGGACGTTTAAACGCTTAGTCTTCCATGACCAAAATTTGGACAAGGCATGCCGCCGTGTTGGCAATCATGCGAAGGTTGGCAATGCCGGGGTCAAGACGGAACAACGCGGGTTCCCCCGGTTCCATCCTGCCATAAACAACAATTGCCCCGGCGGCTTCCGGACCATGTTGAACGTAATTGGTGTCATCCAAATTCTTGAAGTAAGCCCAACCAACCGTTGTCAATTCGGAAAGGTCAACAACCGTTCCGCCCGCCGTTGTTGGGATTTCCATTGAACCGGGGACACCCCCGCCGGGGGCGGCTTGGTCAAACTGCAATTGACTTCCGCCAACCTTGGGGAATTCAAATGTCCCGTTTGCAACTTGCAAAGCGGCAATGACTTTGACTTCATTTGCCATGGTTTTCTTTTTCCTTTTGATTCATGCGGCGGACAATGGCGGGAAGGTAACGAAGACCGCCCGGCTTTATACGGTCCCGCCCGGCTTGGTCCGGGCAACCTTCATCCCCCATGGAACCGCTGACGCGTTTTTTGTTTTGTTGTAACGGTCCGCCGCAATCAATTCGTCAACGGACTTTTCCAAGACTTGCCCTTCATCCGTCCGGACTTGCTTTGGGGCTTTTGCATTGTCTTCAATGTCTTGGTCTTCAATTGCCATGGCTTGACCCTTCGTTGGATTTTATTGGGGAAAAAGCCCCCGGATTCTTCCAATGAATCCCCTTGGCGTCTTACCAAGGTTGGGGGCTTCATTCTTCATTGTATCGGAAAGGATGATGCCAAGCCAAGCTTGCGTTTTGCTATATCTAGCAAACTTTACAAGAAGGGATTGACGGGCGGGTCTTCCGGTTCCTGCCCTTCGTCCTTTCTGGAAGAAAGGTTGGGGTCTTGCTGCCCTTCGTCCGCGTTGGGTTTTGAACGCGTCCGGGGGCGTCCCATGGGCGGGGCGTCTTCGTCCGGTTCATAATCTTCCGTTGTAAAGAACGTCCGCAAACAATGGCGGCATTCCCTTCTTCTTCGGATGATGGTTTTGGTCTTCCCATGGAAGTTGACTTCCCTTTGGTAAGTGTTGACAACCGGACAATGGTTGCAACAACAAGACGGACAACGGATTCCATTCTTTGTCATTTGCGTTCCCTTTTGTTTTTATACTTTTGGGACAACTTGGACCCCTTGCGGCGGGTTGTTGTTGTCCCGGTCTTCTTCGCGGTCTTCAAGGATGCCCCGGTCAGTCCCGCAAGACTGCAACATCCAACAAAACAATCCAACCAATCATTGTCCGGATTCCCGGTTCTTGGTTGCCATAATTCTTTGGTAATGCCCCGTTGCGTTGTTGGTTCCGGGAATTCCGAATTGCAAACATGGTCCGCAAACATTTCCAATTCATCTTCCGGGGCGTTGAAGATTGAAATGGAACCGGGATGACCGGGCGGGGAAGCCAACCTTGCCATCAACCAAGACTTGGTCCGGCTTACGTCCGTTACCATTTGGAATTGACCGGCGGCATCCGGGCGGAAAATCCATTTGACTTCTTTGACATGCGGATGGATTGAATCTTCAAACATCCAACCCTTGGTCCGGGTGTATTCTTCAAATTGTCGATGACTTGGCGGAACCGCTTGACCCATGGCGGGAACAACTTCTTGGAACCCTGCTTCCTTGCAAAAGCGTTTGATGCAATCCGCCGCTTGACCCCAACGGAAGTCAATGCCGATGCGTTGGGGCAGGATGCGGGTTGTCCCGTCTTCCCGGACGTAAGGGCGGGTTCTTAAATGATGGACCGCTTTGCCAAGGGCATGATAAATTTTGGCTTCCAATGGGGCACGCCTTTTGCCGCCCTTGTTGACCAACGCCTTGTCTTGATGTTCGGGGTAATCTTCAAAGAATAGCTTGGTCAACAATGACCAACTTTCCGCTTGTTGCTTGCGGAAGTATTTGACGGAAACTTCCGGGAACGTTCCGAAGTCAACAATGCTGCCCGTGAAATCGGAAGCAACCGCCAAGGTTGCGTAAAAAAGAATTTCATTTTGGACGTCAATGAAGGACACAAGATGAAGGCAATCATCCGGAACGGTAAAGCGTTTAAACGCAACGGTCTTCTTCTTGAATTGGTCCGCCGTTATTAGGATGCCCCCGCCGTCTTCCTTCCTTGCGGGGCGGTTTTGATATTCCGCCGGGAACGTCAACGGGGAAGTCAAACGCAAATTCATTGCATGTTGTTGGGCGGACAATTCCGTTTCCGGGTCAAACCTTTCTTCCCAACTGACCTTGAACCCCTTGTCCATTTGCTTCCGATGTTTCTTGTAATAATCGGTTCCCAAACGGTTGTCTTCGTAAAGGGTAAAGGACTTCTTCCTTTCTTCGGCATATTGGTTCCAATGAACGCCCGCCGGGGTGTCCATGCCAATGTCCGTGTCCGTAATTCCTTCCGGCCAATTCGTTACAAGTTGGCAACGTTCCCCTTTCCATTCCGGCTTGACTTTGCGGTCAAGGTATTGGTCAGAAACGTCCCCGTTTTGAATGACGGTGCAAGGCATCAACGCGGCAATCTTTTCCCCCGGTCCTGCCAAGCCTTGGACCGCCCCGTCCAACAACCGCATCAACTTTTCAATGGACGCGGGGCTTTCCGCCTTTTGGTCCTTCTGAATGTCATC